CGCGTTCGGAGCGAGCCCCCACGTCAGGTTGAACCAGTCAATATAGGGACTGGCCACCATTAGCTGCCCTGTTTCGGGCGGCTTGGTTCCTCCACGATAGCCCCAGCCCCTGTAATATTCAGTGGTTTCCGTCCAAAGCACCCAAGTATCGGGTGCAATCTTGCTCACAGTGTCGGAATCAAGATTGCGGGCCACCCATCTCGATTGAGCCAAGTGCAGAGAATGGGGTTCCCGACAGCATTAAGGAACTAACCGAGGTCAGTCAGATTCGGAAGATGATTCCAGATGCCGAGATACTTGTGGTGTCGGACGCAGGTGTGGCCTCCCCGCTTGGCGGTGTTGCAGGGTCGGCAGAGGAACTGGAAATTGCTAGGATTCCCGAGATACTGACGCATCGTGAGTTGCGAGTTCCTGTCCCATCGCGGGAGAGGAGACGGCGCTACGTGGTCTAGCTCGACAGGCGTTGCTCCGCAACAAACACAAATCTTCCCCGTGTAGATTCTGGCTTTCGTCTTTGCATACCAAGTCTTCATCCCCGCGTTCCGAGCCGCTCGATACTCTGGTGTGCGCTGGTAGTCCTTGAGATGCTCCTGATTCTTCGCCGCCCATTGATACCAGTAATTCCGTTTCTTCTCAGGAGTCAGATATGTCCCATTGGGACCGCCGCGTGGTCGTGGCATACCGCGTCAGGCATCAATCAGGATATTAAACCAACCGCATAATCAGTCTGCCCACTAGGGAGACCACTCTGAAACTAAGCCTTGATTGGAACCTTGTCCCTCACATGGCATTTCTTACAGTAGAACAGCAGAGCTTTCGGCTGTTGCGTCCCCTCGGGCTGGTCTTGGGCTAGGATGTCCCACTCGTGGCCGTAGACCTCGCACTGGGACGGAATCTGCAAATCCTGTTGGAGCAGGCAACGAGAACAGGCCCTGAACGTGGTGGTGCGGTTGTCCTTCTTCAGCTCCCCGACGAGAAAATCCCATTTATGGCCGAAGATGCGGCAGGCTAGAACCATCAGGTAGACCTCTGCGCCGCAAATGGACACTGGCAGAACTTGGGTGTCTCGTCACATCTTATGCAGAAAATGAACATCCTGTATCCCTTGAAAGCGGAATATGTTTCTCTGCCACAAGTGCAGTCCATCGTCACAGGCTAGGAGTAGAGTCGTCTATAAAGTTGGGGTGCTCCCGTCTTGGTTTTTCGAGACAGCTCTCACGTTCCCGAATTGGTCGGTTCCAAAGCTAACGTTTCCTGCGACAAACAGGAGCCCCGGCACGGGGTCGATGTTCGCCGGGTTGTCCACTGGCACGTTGAAGAAATTGCCCGGCATCGTCACATAGACGGTAGCTTGCCCTGCAATCTGGGAGACCCCTGACGCCGTGAAAGGATTCAGTTCCGATGCTGGCGAGGGCGAGGACGACACGACAAGTATTCTTATCAAGAGGGCATATCAGAACTAGCCTAGATGGCAATCCAGATTCCGAGCGGCCTCATCACTTCTGCCTCGGGGGCCGCAGGTGCGGAACTCATCGCCTTCCCGCAGCCGGTCGTCCTCGTGGGAGCCCTCGGGGCGTCTGCGTCGGGCAACAACACGATAACCCACTACTCGGGAGCCCTGAACGTCAACATCTCGGGCGGTTCGCTTGTCACCAACATCATCTCATCGGGCGGGACGGTCCTCACGCTACCAGCCTACCAGTCAGGGACCTTGGTGGCCCTCTCGGGAATCAACGCGACCGTCATCAGCAGCTCAGGCGGAGCCGCTGGCGTCTTGGCCTTCCAGCCTGTCGGATACTCCTACCAACTCGTCTCGGGAGCAGGAATCTTCAACATCCACAGCGGGGCTGGCTTCCTCCACACAATCAACGTCACCAACTGGTGCTCGGGCGGCGTCATCACGGTCTACGACTCCCTCTCAGGGGCTGCAGGGAACGCGATAACAGGCTTCGGCCTCTCAGGCGCCACGGCGGCGTCCAACCAGGCGTCCAGCCTGAGATACGACATCCTCTTCACCAGCGGCCTCGTGGTCAGCTCGTCCGGCGTGACATGGAACGCCTCGGTCGCGTGGAGAACAGCCACCAGCTAGGGCGATGAAGAGAGGCTTTTCCATAACTTTCACTCTCCGAGCCTAGAAGAATCCCTAGCGTAGCGTTAATATAACGTAGCGTTAGTAGGTATAGAGGGGTAGAGGAAGATGAGCGTCGGTTCCGCGTTGGTTTGCGCCATGAGAGAGAGTCATCTGACTGCTGGCGCGGTTCTCTATTCAGTCTTGAGAGATGCCACCCGACGCGAAGAATGGGACTGTAAAGACAAAAGACCCCATCACACTCACACTTTCGAGGGTGCGACAGATACGATAACCGATAAACAACTTGAGAAGGACTTGATGATTTTCGCGTCGTCTTGTTGGTTCCTATGGAAAGGCCCTCAAATATCCAAGCGAGATTACGCCTCCATGACGAAGGGACATTCCCCGCCAGCATGGGTCAAGAAGGCAGGTATCCCATATTCTTCAGACGAAGCCACCAAGAAATACGCGGCCAAGTTCGGCGTGAAGACGGTCGTAGGATATTGACAACCCCTCACGGCAACCCCCGCAAGTATCCACCAGTCGAGTGCCCCAAGTGCGGCGAGAAGGTCGGCGCGTCCTATCTGCCGAGGCACATGAAGAGGGAGCATCCTTCCGATGCCTGATAGATTCCACGACAAGATATGCGCCATCTGCTACAAGACCTTCACTCCGACTGGGCATAACCAGAAGTTCTGTCGTAGGTGTATGAACTGGCACGACCCAGAGCACAGGCGTCAATATCGCAAAAACTACCACGAGGCTCACAGGCCGAGGGCGAAATGGATTGCCAGACGATACAACCAAAAGAAGAAGGAAATCGTCATCCAGCACTATTCGCCCGACAAGGTGTGTGTGCGTTGTGGATTCTCCGACATGAGGGCGTTGTCCATCGACCACATCAACGGAGGTGGGGTTAAGCATCTGATACAACTCTTCGGTGCCAAGAGAGGCGGGAGAATCTTCTACGAATGGCTAATCGAGAACAATTTCCCCGAGGGGTTCCGAGTTCTCTGTCTGAACTGCCAGTTCATCGTGATGGCGGAGAAAACTGAAGCCCAACTACAGGAAGGAAGCATCAAAAGAAAAGAGGTTCGGGGTAGGTTCGTTCTTCGAGCGGGGTCTTCATCCAAGTCTTGTCAGGAACAAACATCTGATAATCCGACCAGCTCTCGTCAATATGAATATCCTTCACAGCAAGAGCAAGAGCCGTAAATAAATCGTCGTGCATTCCCGTCTTGAATATCTCAATCTCTGGGTTCGACATGTCCTCCCTCACCACCTTGGCCTGAACTTGTTTCATCTCGGTTATCAACTCTGAAAGGGTGCGGTTGTAGACTTCATCCCCCTTGCGGCGGGCGAACTTCAGCCTCCCGAAAGCATGGAGCACCTTCACCTTGCCGACAAGCTCCCGCTTCCTCTGGTTGGTGAACACGAAGGGCTCGACCCTAGCGTCAGGTAGGAGCGTTTGGAGATACTTGGCTGGCTCAGAACCTACCCCTGTGGCGTCAGCCGCGAACGTGGTCACGGTGCCGTTCCATGAGCCGTCCTCGTCCGTGTGGGTCGAAACCACCGACTTGTAGAGCCCCACCACAGTCTCCACCACTGTAGGGTAGCCAGTCCCGAGAGGATACTTCACGAGGGCCTTCACCACGGCCTTCTCGCCGACCTCGACCAAGCAGAGCGCACTATGGTCTTGGCGCTGTCCGAAGTCCAATCCGATTCTGAAATCCCGCTCTCGGGCGCTCAAATCAGTTCCACGTCTCCCTTGGGGCCTATGACCTTCTGAATCTGCTCCATCTGGGCTGAAAAGACGTTCTCGTTCTCGTCGATGGAGTCCTTGAGGGCCTGCTCCGGGAACAGGGAAGAGACATCGTCCAAGAAGATGCACTCATACTCTTGGTTCACGAAGGCGTCGCCATACAACTGCCGTCTCTCCTGGATGCGCTCCTTGCTGATGCGGGGGCAGTCGGCCCAAGTCACCCTGAAGTGCCTGTAGCGCGGGTTCGTCTTCCACTCCCTGCAGAAGAAGCCGTCTGTCCCGTTAGGCGTGGATGCGAGAATCAACTGCCCCTGAGAGACCTCCATCATGGGGTCTATCGCCACAAACACCTCGTCGTCCACCCACCCAGCTTCGTCGATTATCACCAGAGTAGGTGCCGAAAAGCCTCTGACCTTCTCGTTGGCGGGCAGGGCTATGATTCTTGAGTGGTTGGCGAACTCCAGCGAGGTCAGGTTCTCCGTGAGCAGGTTGCAGGTCAGGGAGCCTCCGTATTTCTTCCTGAGATACTTGTCGTAGCCCCTCACCAGCTCCCGCACCTTGCGCAAGTCCTCGTTCGACTGTCGCTGTTCAGCCACTATCAGCACCAGGCAGTTCTCGTTCACTAGGGCCGTCCACAGGGCCTTCACCGCTAGGATGCTACTCTTCCCTGATTGGCGCGAGCAGTTGAGGATGGCGAACCGCTCGCTGAACTTCAGGACCTCTCGCTGCCAGCCGTCTATATTCTTCCAGCGCCAACTCTCAAGAGTCACCCTAGCCGCAAAGAGTTCGGGGTCAGCAAGAACCATCTGTTCTCGCTCAATCGGCGTCAAATCGGCTTTTCCTCCTGCCCTTCTTGGTCGGCGCACCCACGGCTATGTCCTCGGTCTGGTAGCCCTGCTGATGCAGTTGGTGAAGGCCCTTCTCAAGCAACTCCGTGAACCCGAGCAGTTGGTTCCTCAGCTTCAGCCTGATTTCCGGCTCCGCGTCGGCCATCTCAGCCTCGACCGCCTTGATGTTCTGGTTGCAGTATGCTACGAGCTTAGCGGGATTGTCGATAAGTTCTGCCATCATCTATCCACCTCCTTGCGCCACGCTCGTATTCATAGATTATGTTGCAGTTAGCGCATCTCAAATCCACATCGTCTGTTGTCCGCGTTCCTAAGACTATCCCGCGATAGATATGGGTGCTCCCAATTCGCTTCAACTCCTTCAGCCCACCTCCGTTCTTATGATTGACTTGAAGCACTCTAGGGTCGGTCATTCCACAGGCTACACACTTGCCGCCAAGTTTCGCTATCACCGCCAATTTCAGACGAACTTTGGATGCAGTTTGGATGGTGCTGTAGCGTTTGAGGTCCAAATGCCTCAGCGCATGATTGTATGCCGTATTCAGTCGTCTACATTCAGCACAACCATTCTCCCGCTTGTTGTGATTGGGACAGTGGTGTGGTAGCCCTGTCTTGCTCCAACGCGCTCCCTTCGCACCGCCATACTGGGGCGTTCCTTTCGCTCTAGCCATTGACGACCCCACAGAGTCATCAACAAGCTATATTAACCATCGGTTCCAAGACACAGCTTATGGCTGGAAAAGAAAGACGAACCCGTTGTGACTGGTGTAAGGCGATGTTCCATGAGCCGACGAATCCAGACACAGCGACTGTCACATTCAAGACGGCGACTGGATGGACAATCAAGAAAGTTCATTCACAGGAATGTCTCGAAGCGGTTGTCAAGGATATACCACGTTATCGGAAGGCAGTCTTGGCTACATGGTATAGAGAAAGGGAATCCTAATCGGGTCGTCAATCAGTTCGGCGGCCAACTATGGCACAACTCCCGCAGATGAGAGGCTTCTCAGGGCCACAGTAATCGTCGTCAGTCTGGAAATACATCTTCGTCTTGTGGCAGATGCTACATTCATGGTGATGGAGAAGCGGATGGTTTTCGGGGCACTTTTGAAACGCCTCTTGCGCGTCGGGATAGAATCTCTCGCATTTCTGGCAATATCCATCTTCTACCATCTACATCCCCTCTGCACAGACTTAAGCGTCTTTTCCAGCCGTTGCGCTATCGGACCTCGGGCAAACCTCTCAGCACTCGCACGGCAAACAGCAGGGTCGAATCGGACAGTCCCGTCCATCACCTCGGTCACCCGCTTCACGGCCTCGTCGATGTTCTTGATGATGAACCCTGTCACGCCGTCCTGAATTGTGTCAGAAAAGCCCCAGCTATCAGCCGCAATCACTGGAGTCCCAGCCGCGAGCGACTCGACAGCCTGCATCCCGAAGACCTCCTGATAGCCCCCATCGACGAAGCAGAGCGTCGCCTTGGCGTTCTGGAGCAACTTGACCCTCTCAGCATCACTGACTAGCCCATGATAGACCACGTTCGCGCTCTTGGCACAGCGTTGCTTGACCATGTTGACATATCCTTGGTCTGGAACCAGCGTGGAATCGTCCCCAGCGACATCTCCCTTGGCCTTCGTCTTCTCGCAGACATCCAAGAAGTAGTGTATCCCCTTGGTGGGCATGACCCTGTTGAGCGACAGCAGCCTCTCCGACTTGTCCCTCTGCATCGGGATTGCGTCTACATCGACGGGGTTCCACTGTGTCCTCACGGGGATGTGCAACTGCTGGGACAGGAACCTAGAATGAGCATGAGACACTCCAAGGAACAGGGGGAAGTCACGCGGAGGCTTGACGTTGTAGCTTTTGACCGAGTGGTTCACCCCGAGGATTTCGTCCTTCTTGCTGGTGTAGCTCCACTTGGCCCACGAGGCGTCCAAGACGGCGTCGAACTCTGGGAGCCTGTCCCTGTAGAAGCCATAAGCCTCTTCCTCGGCGCTTCGCCAGCCGTTCCAAACTCTATCTGCTTTCGCATAGCTCTGCCTCTGTGCGTCGTTCAGCTTGTTCCACGGCTCCACGGTCTTAATCATGGAGACGCCCTCGGGAGGCTCGGAGTCCTTGGTGGCTACCAGCGTGACATCGTGGCCTAACTCATGGAGGCCCTTAGCCTCCTCATAGACGACCCGTTCTAGTCCTGCGGGTAGGTTTGCCTACTCTCCGTAGCTAGTCGGGGGCGTCCTGAGGGCCATGCTACTGATTAGCAGTAGCTTCAAGGGGAACCGCCTTTAGGTTCTGAAGGTCTCCGAGTGTGAGTTCTTCGCATCCTGATTCATACGGGGACTTGATGATGTATTTATCCAATCGAGGACGGATATAGAGGACGCGCCACAAGAGGCCCAAATCCTCAGCAAGCCTGAGATGCCACCTGTGCGAGTCTTGGTGAGTTCGCATGGTTATCTGGAATACCCAGACTTGACTCGACTCGTTCTCCGCCCGAATGTCGAAAGGGCTGGTCTTGAAGTAGTCTAGCCGTCTGACATTATGATAGCCCTCGGCTTCGAGAACCTTGACAGCGACCTTCTCAGAGTCTACCCAATGTAGATTCCGCCATGTCCCCTTCTCTCCACCGACAACGCCCCAGAGCCGTTGAATCTCTCTCCTGCGGGCTAGCCTATGGTCGTGCGTGTTCTCTGCTAGGTGAGCTTTGTTCTTCTCGTAGTAGTCCTTGGCGTAGACCTTGTGTTCCTCTCGGTGAGCGTCACGGTAGCGTTTGTCTCCAGCCTTCTTGTCGTATGGCACACCACACTCTCTAACCCTCCACTAAATTAACCCTTATCTATTGAGTGTGACAAGGGTAAGGAGGTGGATGAAACTATGAACTGCCCCAAGTGCGGTCGGCCTCATAGGTGCGGGGCTATTCGGTTCAAGTCGTGGAAACACCTGACTCCCCATCAATGCCGAATCTGTGGATTCCAATGGGCAGAGATTGACGGACAGATGCTGGACGCAGGAACTCGGTTGCCTCTAATCGTAGTATAGTCTCAAAACGTCAGCCTCCTCACTTGGTGCCCGTCTGCCCAGCAGGAGCGGAGCTTGGCGCTGTCTCTGAGTTCGATGTCGATGGACTCGGTGTCACAGCGGAAGTGGACTGCCCTCTCTGTAGTGCGGCGCGCTTCTGCTTGCGGCGCTCCTTGCTGTCCAGCTTCGGGACTGGGACTGACGACATGATTGCCCTTGGCTCGCCTCTTACGGCTTCTATGCTCAACCAAGACCAGCCACCCGACTCGATGGAGCGGAGGATATAGGTTTCCCAGCCGGCGGCTTCGAGGTGCTCCACCAAGAGGTCGGCGTCGTAGAACCGCTTATGTGAGGGATTTTTCATCGGGGCCAGTTGAGGGGGCCAGTTCCACTCGTTAGGAACCACTATGACCAGCCTTCCGGTAGTGACGGCCTTCAAATCCGCAACAGGGTCGTCGGACTTCTGCAAAAGTTCATCGGAGATGGTCATGTCTACTTGGTTCGCAAATTGCCCGAGATACTGCTCTTTTGGAGTCATTTCTTGTGCTCATAATACCATCGTAGTTCTTTCTCACGTTTGCAAGTCAAACATTCTCTATATCCCCGCCTCAACTGGAAGAGAACCAAGTTATCCCCTGCAAGCGGATGCCCTCTCGGACAATGAGTCTTTTCCGTATTGAGTTTTGTGACATTCTCGCTCAACAGGTTGTGTTCCTTCGGTGTGACTGGTTGGAGATGGTCGGGGTTCACACATGGGGGGTTGTGACAAAGATGATGGAGGTCTTTGCCTTCGGGAATCGGCCCCTTGACGAGTTCGTAAGCCACTCTATGAGCACCGTGCAATCTCACTCTGCCGCCCTCCCATGTCCCGAATAGTCCGTATCCTGCCGTGTCCAGCGACGCCGTCCAAAGCCAACATCCTTCCGTCTTTCTTACCTTCGGCCAGAACCTCTCGGAGAGCGATTTGTGGGGGTAGATTCCTCTGGGCATCGACTATGGGCATATCAGCATAGGTCTTAACCTTTTGTATGGTCAGCGTCTCGTTGAGGACGGTGATGTCGGCCTGTCCCTCGAACTGCTTCAACCAGAGAGTCTTGGGGTCGCTCAATTCTGCCACCAATGTTTCTTCTTGGCTGGCGTCTGCGCCGAAGCAACAGTATAGAGATACGAGTTGGTTTCAAGTATCCAGACATGACCATTGCCGCAGAGCATTGAATGAGTTCCATCCTTCCGAGCTACGCTATTGACTCCATCAGGTGTCCAAGAGACAAGCCTCGCGGTTATCGGATTCGGTCCAGCCCCACATTTGGGACAGACAAGAGAGTAATGTTGGCTCAACTGTTAGCCACCCTGATTACCTCGTCTACTTGAGCATCCGACATCGAATTGAAGATGGGAAGCATCACGGCGCGGGAGAAGATGTTGACGGCGTTGAGATTGAAGTTTAGCGGGTAGTCTTGGTCAAACGGGTCTTGGAGATGGATTGGTCGCCATGCCTGCCTCGCGTCAACCCCTGCGGCCTCGAACTTCTTGACTAGCGCAACCCACTCGGTCAAATCCTTCGTCAGCCCAATCATCGTCCAGTAGGCATGTCGGGTCACATAGTCAGGAACCCTCTGGAACGTCAACCCTGCAATCTCCTTGCGATACCTCGCTGCAATCTCGTTCCTGCGCTTCAGGCTCTCCTCAAGGCGCGACAACTGGACAAGCCCTATCGCTGATGCAATATCGGTCGTGCGGAAGTTCATGCCGATTTCCGAATGGACGTAGCGTTCCTTGGTTCTGCCATAGTCGCTGATGCGTCGGCACTTCTCGATGAGTTCCGCGTCCTTGGAAGCTATCGCGCCCCCCTCGACGGTGCTCAACTGCTTGGTGGCTTGGAAGCTGAAGATGGTGAGATTCTTGGTAGAGCCAACCTTGCGACCGTCTGCTTCAGCCCCTAACGCTTCTGCGGCATCTTCGATAATCCATACCGCGTAGTCATCCTGAGGAACTGGCAATCCAGCCACATCGGTCACTATCGACCACGGAACTGTCGGCTTCGTCCTGTCGTATGCCTTGGCGAAATCATCGCCCACATTGAACGTCTCTGGGTCTGCATCTACAGGGACAATCTTACACCCCAAGATGGCTGGAACCGAAGCCGTAGCGACAAAGGTGAAATCAGGAACCAGCACGGTGTCCCCAGCCTTGACCCCGTTCGCTAGGAGCGCCACCATGAGAGCGGCAGACCCTGAGTTGACCAAGGCGATGTTGCTGTGGAGATAGTCAGCCAAGGCGTCCTCAAACCGCTGCGAAACCTTCCCCTTGCTGGGCCAGCCCGAATCCAAAACGGCTCTCACGGCCTGCTTCTCCTCCTCGCTGACGGTCAAATCGCTGAAGGGAACTCTCATTTCTTCTCTTCCTTCCATCTCCTTACAATCCTTCCTGTCTCGGTGCTAATCTCCGATGTCTCATTCATGTGGAAAAGAGACTCCCGAATTATATTGAAAGCAAACCTGAGTTCTGGCACGACCCTAGAGAGAACCCTCATCTCAGAAACAACGCCCACGAGTCCACCTCAAGCGGCACATCGTCCAGCCACTCCTGCTTCTTGAACACCGCTTCGAGCTGGAACCCGCAACTCCTGTATAGCTTGATGGCGGCGAAATTGTCCGAGTAGCATTGGAGGTAAATCTTCCGCATCCCCCGCTTCTTGGCCTCCGTCAGCATCACGGCCATCAGCATCGAGCCGACTCCGTGGTGTTGGTATTCATCCTTGACGACGATGCCGAGCGAACAAGTCCATTTCTGGGTCGGCCTGTGCGGGGAGAACCTTAGGAACCCATAGCCCACAATCTCTGAATATACTGCCCCAGACTGACCGCTTGCATCTCTGAACGAAAAGTTCTCAACGGCAACCCATCCCTGCTCCTCGTCCGGCTCCCTGCTGATGAGGCTGGTCTGGAGGTCGGCCATCGCCCTCGCGGCTGGCTCCCTGTTGACTGGGCCCAAGCGACCGTTGAAGCGATTGAACTGGGTTATCGTCTCATCGCTCAAGCTCAAGAAAAAGGCGTGGAGCGCGTCCCTGTCGGTCGTCTCAAGCTCGCGGACTATCACTTGACTACACCATGTGTCACGATTGCGTTCTCTCTCCACCACTTGTCTAACTTCTCAAACGCGGAGTTGGCCTTCTCTTGTGATGTGAAAGCCTCGACAGAATGATACGAATAGTCGTCGCCTCGTAATATCAGCAACCAAACCTCCATTTCTATGCCCATCTCATCCCCTCCGCAATCTCACGGTAGAACGCCTCATATTTGGGTATGCGAGAATCCACGCTCCAATCCACGGGACTCGGCTGAAACCATTGATTCACCGTCTTCATGGCCTCCAAGAACTCGGGCACCGACCCCACGCAACGGGTTATCCCCAGCGACGGCAACGCTCCCCTTGAGTAGCTTATCATGGGCGTGTGACACTGGGCCGCTTCGATAGCCACTAGGTTGTGCGCCTCGTCGAACTGGAGCGGATACAAGATTGCTACCGCATCCTGAATCAGCCTAATCTTCTCGTCCTCGGTGACGTTGAACCTGATGCTGATGTCGTCGCTCTCGTGCTTCCGCAGGTCTTCAAGGTAGCGCATGTCGTCAGTCGCAAGCAACCCACCAACAACGTCCAGCTTCGCTCCGCAAGCCTTTGCCAGCGAGATAGCCTCCATCGCCCCCTTGTTCGGGGTCAGCTTCCCCAAGAAGAGGAACCGCTCCCTGAGGGGCTCGTTCACTGGATGATACTTGCGACCGTCCACATAGCCCCAGCTTGGGAAGACCTTGGCCTCCTGCGAATACATGTGCCTGAACCTCTCCGCCTGCCACTCGCTCACACAGCAGATGTTGAAACGGGACTTGTTGTAGCGGGTCACGACGGGGTCCCACACCATGAAGCAGGCTGGCAGCTTCTCACTGGCGTAAGCCTCGTCCACCCCGAGAGCGTGACCATGTGAGAAGTCGTGGATGGCGTCGTAAGGCCCAGCCTGCTCGAACCAGAGCCGCCTCATCGCAATATCATCCCTGTCCTGCTCCTGAGGCAGCTTCACGGTGGGGAGCAGTTTGACGCCCTGAGGCGGTTCGCTACCGATGGGAGCGGCAATATCGACGGAATGACCAGCCCGCTTGAGAGCCCCAGCAAGCGTCGCGGCCATTAGCTCGACTCCGCCATACCTATTCTCGCCTATCGGGACAACTGAAGTGCTGACGATGAGGAGCTTCATCTAGGTTCCCATGAACTCAATCGAAAGCGAGTTGTTCCCGCTGGGGGCAAAGCGCACAGGACCTAGGTGGCGTCCCGCTAGGCTCGTATCGCAATAGCTCGGGATTCCTTGCCTCGCCGCCCTCATGCAGAAGCTGAAGTCCTCACTCGCCGATTCGTTGGGGTTGAGCGAGCGCCACTCCGTCCACAGGAACCAAGCAGGTCTGCCAAGCACACCGTCAATCGCTATCTGGAACGGCTTCAACTGCTCGAAGAGGTCCATCCTGAGGAGCATCCCTCCAGTAGCTACAGCGTCGCACTTCACCAGTTCACCGGGCTGGTATTCGCCGTCCCTGATGGGCTGGAGTCCGGGGTTGCCGTCCTGTCGGAACTTGAGCATCTCGTTGAAAGGCGGGTTGTGCCTCCTCACATACAAGCCCGAGGTTATCATCTGGTTGTGCGCCATCAAGCGCGGTAGAACGTCGGGGGGCCACATGAGGTCCGTGTCGCAAAACCAAAGCCAGCGGGCGCCCATCTGGATAGCCGTCTGGACCGCCTTGTCCCGTGAGACATCCACCACGGGCTCGGGGAACCTCATGCGGGCGACCTTCATGCCCTGAGGGACGTTCTGGATTATCTGGTTCATGCGTTCGCTCCACTCGTAGGGCACCTGCTCCCAGCCCGAGATGGCGTGAGCAATCAGGATGTCGTTGACTTGGTTAGCCCGCTCCCACGACCCGCTGATGGTAAATCCCCGTTCAGCGTCTCACGGCAGAGTATTTGAGTTTCAGCCGAAGGCCGAGCTGTATTGGATGCCGTAGGACGCGAGCGTCGCACCGCTGACCCCTCCGATGAGGGCGACTATCTCCCCCTTCAGGGTGGAGTTCGCGCCTGAGACTTGGTCTTCCGTGACGCCAGTGACCGTGAAGCTGACTACCGCGTTGCCCATCAGGGAATCTTGCAGAGCGGTGGATAAGACCACTAGCGATTGAATCTCTTGAGCCTGAGGGGGCCGGAGTGCTGGAAGAACGAGGGAGCGGCGGCTGAAGCGGCTTGGATGGCGTCGCCAGCGAGAATCCACAGACTGCCAGCGGCGGTAGACCCGCTCACGAACGACACGGGGGCGCTGGTCTGGGCAGACGACACTATGAGATACTCCGTGGCGGCGCTCCCTCCGGATGTCTGGCCCGATGTCTGGCTCAGTTGCGTCCAGCCGCTCGCGTGGTAGCCCCATCCGCTGTAGGCGGCTGTCGCCATGAACGCGAGAAGGATGTCGTTCGCGTTCGTGGTGGACACGACCCCGCTCTGGGCGGCCCCTTGGACAGAGCCCGTTCCGCTCAGGGTCAGCGGGATGGAGGCGTTGCCGTCGAACGGCGACGAAGTGTTGGCGCCGGCCACGCTGACCACGGCGAGGTAGGCGTAGTTCTTGCTGCCGCTGTTGCTGAAGCTGCCGACCGTGATGTTGGCGTTGCTGAGGGTGGACGCGGCTATCCCGTAGAACGACCGCCCGAGGATGCCGCCCTGCCCGAAGATGGGTATGCGCTGCGTCCATGTCAGGCCGCCCCCGCTGATGGCGACCGTCCCGGAGTAGGTCTGCCCCACCCAGACGTAGACTATGTCGTTGGAGTTCGCCGTGGAGATGCCGCTGACGGTGAGCCCCGATACCTCCGACGCGCTTGACACGTTGATGGCGAACCCGCTGACCTCTATCGAGAGCGGCATGGCCTAGCTCAGATACCTTTCAATCCAGTCAACCGACGCCATGCCGACGCCTATACCCGAGGTCATTATGGCGAGGAAGTCCTGTCCGCTCGTCACCTGCGGGTTCTGCATCCTCCACGAGTTGAAGTCGAAGGCGTAGTTGTGCATGTAGCCCGACGAGTTCGCCTCCAAGTATAGGCTCTCGATGGGCGTGACACCGCTCCACGCCCCCGACACCATGCCGGAACTCGAAATCACGAAGCCCGAGGCGATGCTGACGGCGTTGCCGCTGTAGTAGGGGACTATCGTTCCCTTGGGGCCGCTCATCTGGACCACCGAGTTGTCGGTCCTGTAGAGGTCCAAGCGGTTGATGTTGCCGGAGGCGTATATCCCCACCTCGATTCTGGTTATCTCCAAGACCATGCCCGACTGCCCCGCCGCGACGCCGCTCCCGTAGTTCGAGAGCCCGAACAGCCCCACGCCCGCAGGCCCCGACCAGAACACGGTCATCGTGTAGCTCGGCCATTCCCTCGGCGTGACGAGCCCCGAGAGGTCGTTGACCGCGCCCGAGGTCACATAGACGTTCCCCGAAGTGATGGAAACAGTCCCGCTTACAGTGACACCTCCCGAAATCGTTAGACCTCCGCCGGAGATGCCCACCAGCCCCGAAACGGTGACGCCGCCAGAGATTGTGATGCCGCCGCCCGAAAGCGCGAACAGCGTGTTGGAGATGGCTACCGTCCCAGAGACTTGAACCCCGCCGCTGACAGTCACCCCCCCTGTTATCGGGAGTGTCCCGCCTGAAATCACGGCGACTATCCCGGAGACAGGAAGGGGCTGCCCCGACAGGGTCGATACTATGACATCGGCCACCCCCGATGTGGTGACAATCACATTCCCAGAGACTAGGAGCGTCCCGCCCGACGCCACAAGGACCAAGTTCCCAGAGACGCTGACGGGGAGCCCAGAAATCCCAGCGAACCCTCCAGAGAGGATGACCATCGTTCCCGATTGGAGCCCGAATGGATTGACCGTCGTGGTGACTGGGAGCCCAGAGATGCCGGCAAATCCACCCGACAGGGCGACCAAGGTTCCAGATTGATATGCGGGAGGCGAGACGCTGACCGAAGCGGTGACGGGCAGGCCGGAGATTCCAGCAAAGCCCCCAGAGAGCATCACATACTGGCCTGACTGCGGCGAAGGCGGCGTGAAGCTCGCGGAGACGACCCCGCCGGAGATGTTGACGTTGAGCGACGTGTTGCCGTCAGAGCCCGAGAAGATGGTCACAGGCTGGACTTGGCCGGAGCCGTAGACACCGACAGGCAGGGGCTCAAGATAGAGCGTCCGACCCGTGGGCGCCCAGCCGCTCGCCTGAGTGACTGCGCCGCTAGAGGTTCCGAGAGCCATCTGAGTTCTTTAGTGCTAACACTGTGGTTGAATGAACTTAGGAGCCTGAGACAATCCCCGAGCGTCCCCCGAAGTCGTGGTTTGACAAGACCAGCAAGAGCGTCAAGGATTCTCTGAAGGAGGCTCACCCAGACTGGACGGAGGAGACTCTTGACGAGAGGACGCGGCAGACGGTGGGCGACATCTGGTATAACAAGCTCTCACCATCCAAGAAGCAGGAGATTCTCAAGAAATACGAGAGCGAGGCGTTCAGCAAGGACGAGTTCAAGAGCTACGACGCCCTGATGGCGAAGTGCGAGGCCGACATCTCCGACTCGGAGACTGCCCAGAGGGCGGCCATGAAAGCCGACCTGCTCGACGACAACACGGGAGGCCCCGCGATAGACCAGCCGGACGAGCAGCCAATCTCCGACGAGCTGGACCGCTCCACAGACAGCGACCAATACGGCGAGATTCCAGCCGCAGCCGCGGACCACACCCCCGACCTGAAGCGCAAGACCGAGACGGGCCAGCCCGACATCCTCCAAGAAGGAATCGAAGACCCCGACGACAAGCAGGGCGGCGGCGACACGAAACCCGGCAACAAGGACAAGCTGGAGCTTCAGAGCGACCAGAAGGACAAGGACACGCTGAACAAGACGCTCAAGGATACCGGGCTGCCGAAGAACGTCACCAAGCTGGACGCCAGCAAGAGAGACGGCCTGCCGCAGTTCATGTCCGTTCCCGCTTACAGAACCCCCTACGTCGCCACCCCCAACTTCGGCGGCAAGGAGGGGGAGATACTCATCAAGGCCCTCGTGCTGGAGGAGGGGTTCAACGTCAACGGCTGGAGGGTCAGGCCGAGCCAGTTCCAGAGCGTGGCAGCGCAATACCAGCAGGGGCGCCAACTGAGGATAAACCACTCCAAGGACATGCAGCACGTCATCGGGAAGTCGATGAAGGCCGCGGTCCTGAAGGGCTCCGAGGTCGCGCAATACATGGGCTCCAAGATAGAGGGCATCAACCCCACGGGGATGTATGTCGCGGCGGAGTTTGTGGCTAACCCAGCCGACCCGCAGGTGAGGACGAACATCCTTCAGGGGTTCGTGGAGACGGGCTCGATAGGTCTCAACGCGGAGGCGTTCTGCGCCGAGTGCGGGAAGCCAATCAAGATTGACGACGAGGGCAAGATGGACAGGACATGCAGGCACTACGATTCGGGCGTTGACCTCGACTCAGTGGAGACCAAGGAATACTCCTACGTCGCGGAGCCTGCCTACTCTCACTCCATCGCACTCCCATCGTTCGGCGCCGCCACCCAGTTCATGGCGTCTAAGATGGTAAAGCATGACGCAAGTTCTCTTAGTCAATCGGAAACCAAGGGAGTGCAGATGTCAGTTTCAGTCCAAGCCAAGGCCGAAGGCGGCAAGAAGGCTGACGCTGAAGGCAAGTCCGACGCCGAAGGGGACGCCAAGTTCTCGCAGGCAGACATGGAAGCCTACGCCGAGATGCGGATGGCCGACTTCAAGAAGGGACTCGCGGAAGGCGCGAAGTTCAGGGCCAAGAGCGACGCCGAGGGCAAAGCAGACGCTGACGCTAGTGCGGACGCGAAAGGGGAAGCCGATGCCAAAGCGGACGCAGACGCCAAGGGAGACGCGGACGCTCATGCGGAGGCTTCGGCCAAGACGGACCAGGCCACGAGGTTCCCGGCCAACAGGAATCAGCCGTTCTCGCAGGACATGATGGCGAAGATTCTCAGGCCGACATCGACCGCTCTTGCGAGCGAGAAGTGGGTCAAGGAGCTATGGGTCGCGGCAGCGGAGCACCCGCGAGCGCCAGCCGAGTTCAAGGCCGCAGTCAAGAGGGCGTATCAGTAGATGTCGCAGTTCGGAGCGCCCCGTCCAACGCCGGTCACAGAGAGCACAGCGATAGAGATTCAGAGGAAGGAAGGCAGCGCGAGGAGCGCGCTACTCGGGGGCTTCACGGGCACCAGCACCATCCCGGCGGGAACCATAGTCAAGCTCATGGGCTCAGGGCTCATCCAGACGGTGGGGACGGAAGACCCTCAGGACGTGTTCGGGGTCACGCTCTACCAGGGAGTGAGCGGCAGCTTGGCGACCACCATCAGGGGACGGGTCAGGTGCTTCTTCGACGGGGTCAACTCGGGCGGGGCGTCTCTCGCTCCGGGCACCGAGCTTCAGCTCTCATACACCTACTCGGGATGGGTCACGCTCGGCAACACCTCGGGCGCGATAGACGTTGTAGGGTTCTACTCGCCGTTCTACGGAGGCACGGGCGCACCGGGCGGCGCGGCGCTCAGCCTCACGACGAACTCGGGACAGCTAATCCCGGTGGAGTTGTTCTAGTAGATGTCAATTTCAGTAGGGCAGCTAGTCACGACGCAGACAGAGTTCGCCTACCCTGAACTCTCCACGAGGATAATCCAGGCCGTCTTCCCTGCCAACATCTTCGTCAACACCCTCACCTACTACTCAATCGCAGACAGGCAGGTCCCAGCGGTCACGTTCGCGCTTCAGAACATCCCCACCTCGCAGCCCACGATACTGCCCATCGGTGAGTCAGAGGACATCCCCGTGGACATGACCCCATACAGCAAGTCAACCGTGACTCCGCAGTTCTGGGGCGACTCAATCAGGATTCCAAGAACAGTGACGGAAGACCTCCAGCTACCAGTGATGCAGGACTACCTCCAGCGCATCACCTACAAGACCCAATACACCAGGGACAAGCATGTGGAACAGACGCTCAACGCGGCTCTCTCGTCCACGGCCCACGCCGCAGGAACCAGCAACTTCGTAGGCTTCACAGGGACAGGCTTCGACCTCGCCAACGTCTTCTCGCAACTGGACATCAGGACGTGCAAGGCCAACGTAGAGAAGGACCCCAACAACTACCTCATCTCAGACCTAATCTTCAACGCCATCAACGCGGCAGACCTCATCAGGATTCCGAACTACGTCTCAGCCTTCTACTACGGACGAACCAATGTCGGTGTGCAGGGAGCCCTCCAGCAAGCAACGGCACCAATCGGACTGCTTCACGGCTACAACGTCTGGGTCAGCAACGTCGCCACCGCAGGGACCGTCTACGCTCTGGCAGCCAACGGCGCCAACGTCAACAACATGTATTCCCCGCTAGGGTTCTTCGTGGAGAAGCGCCCCCCGACTGCGGAGTCAATCTTCTGGCCCTCGACCGACGAGTTCAGGGTCTTCATCACCACGAGGTTCAAGGCTTACGTCGCAAGGTCTCAGGCTGGGTATATGATAACCAGTCTCGCCACGAGCTAGGAGCCATAGAGAATGGCCTCTTTCATCAACACGGAACAGACCTACTCGGCGTCGGGAGTCACCGGCGTCTGGCTCGCTTCAAACACGGCCTTCTCAACGTCGCTCAACACGGGCGGCCTTGTGAACGTCGCTGGCCCTCAGCTGCTGATAAAGTCCGTCGTCCTGCAGTCGGTCTCGGGGTTCACGGGCGCGGGGACTTCAGGGGCCGCAGTCATAGTGGCGACCGGCCAGAGCACCACGTCGGGCGGCTCCACGGCGTCGGGGGCGAACATCCTCTATCACCTCTACGGCAGGGCGAGCGGTTCCGTCACAGAACTCACTCCGTTGTTCGTCAACTACGACTTCATCACGACCAGCGGCTTCTCGACCTTCGTGGGCGCATCGGGCTTCGCCCAGCCCTACAACCTCCTAGTGACATACGCAGGCAGACAGATATAGAACGCTCAAATACGCGCATCCTCTCCCTGAGAGTCCATGTCTGAGAAACCCGACCCTGACCGACCCATCATCAAGATAATCGACCTGACGGACGCCATCAACAAGGGCATAGGCGTGAAGGTGGGGCCAGACCTCGTGATAGGCCCAGTCTCTTCTAGGGACAACCCGCCCACCAAGCTGAAGTTCCTGAGGGAGCCCAGAGAGTGGACGGCAGAACCACCGCAGGGCGAAGGCGGCAAGACGCCGATGCAGTTCCAAATCACAGAATCATGCGGCGTGAAGCAGGAGAACGGCTCCAAGTGCAGGATGAAGCTCATCGTGGCGAGGGTCAAGAAGATGATTTTCGAGACCGACGAGAACGAGGGTGGGGGCCAACTGCAATTCAAGGAACGCGAAGTCTCTCAGTGGATTTACTGTCCAAAACATGGCCCATTTCCGAGTGGCCCTTGGGTCAAGAAGGACGGCACATGGGTTCAGCCGAAGGTTGAAAAGGTCGTCGTCGGATGAGCGAATCAGCCACACTGAGCAGGCCAGTCAAGCAAGAACCATGCAAGATACGAATAGGTTTCAACGGGCTCGGGATGGTGATGTTCGAGTGCGCCACCCATTCGACCATGAAGGAAACCACCCAGAAGATAGGAGAGCATGAGGTTCCGAAGTTCGATGGGGAGCGACTTGGTGAGGTCTGCGCGGAACGGCTCAGGCAAGCCCTCAAGAAGCTAATCGACGAGGCACCTATCTAGTTGCCTACGCTCTACTGGCCCGACATCGGCTCGTCCCTGAGCGGCGCCTACACTCTGCCCGAACAGCAGGTCTGCTATGGCTCCTTTTCGCAAGCCTCGCCGACTTGAGGACGCGCTGAAGGCCAAAAAGCACAAGCACCAGTGGAAGGACTGGAAGGACGGCGCCAAGTTCTGCACTCGCTGTGGGATGCCAATCATCCCTGTCGCCAAGGCTACTTGGGCCGAGTCCTCTGGAGACTGCAACCATGCGTGGGAGCGGTCGGGCTTCAGCATGAGGTCCAACGACAGTTGGGGTGCCAGATGTTCGAGATGCGGATACATAGCAAGGGGAAACAACTACAAAGCATGGTTCCGCAAGTATGCGAAGTGGGACGCGCAGTATCGACCGAAGTGTCTCGTGTGCAGGGAGCCGGTGATGAAGGAAGCGACTATCTGCGAGAACTGCAAGCCGGCCGAGCCTCAGGTGGAAATCCTTTAACCTCACAGGGCTATCCGTTCTCTTATGTCGCTGGGGACAGTAGCCACCGTTTTCGATGTCGCCAACGAGTTCCTAGCCCAGTCGGGAGCCGTCTTCACGCTTTTCAATAACTCCAACGTCGCCTCGGGGGTCATCTACTCGAAGATTCAAGAAGCCAACGCTTCCCTCCAAGGCTGGACAGGCGTGGGCGGCCCCAGCTCCAATCCGAGCGTCCTCGGCAACCAGTGGGTCAAGCAGTATGAAGTCCAATACGCGGCAGGGGTTCTAGCTGCTAACCTCGCTGGATTGACAATCACGGACGGCTTCAACGTCACGGCGCAGGGGCTCGCCATATCGAGGCAGGGCGCGCAGCAGAAGACCTACGAGGACTTCATTCGGAACCATTTGATGATTGCGAAGGAATACTTGAAAATGCTGCATCCGTGGTTCTTCGTCTACAACAGCGCGCAACCCCAAGGCTTCGACGAATACGGCAACCCCGTGTCCTACTGGGACGTTTCACAGGCGAGGGACTTCGGAGGATGAGCGAGGAGTCCTACAAGCTGGTGGTGGAGAACCGACTGTCAACGCTGGAGACATCCATGCGCGACCTCAAGGACACGGTCGTCCTCAACAACAAGTCGATAGTCTCGCTAGAGAGGACGGTCGCAAGGATGTCGGTGGTGATGCCCCTGCTGGGCGGCTTGCTCTTCGTGGTGGGCTACCTTATCCACTAGCCCCCCCGACACTGTCAGGATATTCCTCAACGCCATCCAGTCCGGCCTCGTGGTCTCGGGCAACTCCTACATCACGGCGGCTAGAGTGGTCAACTCAGGCGATGCCCTCTCTTCGTTCAGGGTCTCGGGCCCCACCGACTTCATCGGGCTCAGGCTCTCGCGGAGCATGGGTGTGCCTTACACCAATTCCTTCTACACCGAGGTAGCGGACACGGTCACATGCGAGGTGTATCACCATGATGTCACGGCAACATCTTCAGGTGTCACAGATTCAGGCTCAAGCATAGCCATAGTGGAGCAGAGGATTGGCGACCTCAAGTTGACTGTGTCAGGATACGCTTGGGGCTCGGACCTGTCGGGGAACCACACTGGGATTCCGACGCCGAGGTTCCTGAGTGAGACCCATCCGTTGGCCTTGGCGACTTTTGCGAGGGGCGAATTACAATACCGAGTCAGATACTTGCTCTAAACAAAAAGGAGGCAGGCACCCGAGAGCGCCTGCCTGGTCGTAGGCTCGACTGTCTGGCTGCGTGGCTGAATGTGTAGCTGTGTGGCTGAGTGGGTGTGCGATTGTCTAGGTGGCCCACTTGGGCGCGTCTGTCTCCCTGAAGGTCGTTGTCGAGACGCTACCGCGCTTGTTGGGGCCGAATGGGATGCTGCCCATGCCGTGTATGATGGCCTGAATTTCCTTTGGGCCGAGAGGACAGATGGCGTTCTGCTTCAGGAAGAGCGAGAAGGGGCCACGGTTCTCCACCACTTCCCACACGACGGGAACCATGACCATCCTGCCGTCGTCTCTCTTGCTGTGCATTGTCTGCATTTCCACTGATATTCTGTCTGCTGGGGCGTTGCCGATTGGAGTGCCGTTGTCCTCGCCGTGGGGGCCGTAGACCGTGAGCAAGTCCACTGGTGGAGCCCAGTATTTCGCCTTGCCCATCGCGCTGATGACCCTTGCGAATCCGTTTTTGATGATGCCGTAGTGCCCCGCGAGCGGAGCGATGAGGGTGCCGTCTTTGACCTCGAACTTATGCAGGGGGATGTCGTTCTTGACCTTGGAGATTTTCTGGGTCGTCCTTGTGGATGTGTCTCGTTTGCGCTTCTCGTTACCCTGCGCGAAGTCCGTCGTGCGCTCCTGTATGACTCGAATCATCTCCTTGCCCTTGTAGAACTCGGTGTTGGCCTCATCCTGTCTGGCGTAGAGCCTGTCGATTTTCAGTTGCCATTCATACCATTGGTCGTCTAGTTTGTTGAAGTCGTTTTTGTAATCCATGTTATAGAATCACCGTCCTTGCGTGTTTCACGGCATCATGCTTGGAGAGCGAGTCTGTCTGTTTGCCTGCTAAGCTAACTGCTTGAGTGGATGACTGGATGTGATGATTACTTGTTTGCTCGACGCTTGATTGGCTCGTGCTTACCATCATGTGCGTTCTTATCATCGGTAAGAAGGGTTAATATACTTATCATCGGTAAGAGCGAGGCATGAAGCTGAAGTGCCGAAAGTGTTCCTACGAATGGATTCCAAGGACTGAAGGCGAGCCGAAGATGTGCCCCAAGTGCAAGAGCAGGTATTGGAAATGACCGACAAAGAAGACATGATAGTATCTGGCGATTATCACGCCCATGAATGGAAGCCGCTATTGTGGGTTTGTGATTGTGGAGACATCACAGCCCATAAGCCTCTGGTTGGGCGACAGGTGGCTAAGGTGATTGAAACTGACTGACAAGGAATACGACCCATACAGCCCAGAGGCCGAAGGCAAGGCCCTCGGCGCGGGAGACAACTGGACGGCGCTCAGAGAGGCCAACTGGTGGCGGTATGAGACCAGAGGGAAGGCGCACTGCGAGGCCGAGAACATCGACATCGACCTTGCGAACAGGTCAAAGCTGTTGAGATGCGCCGGATTGGGACACTCGCTGAAACGTTCTATCGAGAAGACAGGCGGCAGAGAGAAGGCCACCGTCTTCCTCAGGTGCGTCCACTGTGGGGACATGGACATCCGCGACACCAAGGCAATCCAAGCCTGCTACGCCAAGGGACATCAGCCCACGAGACTCACATAGAGTTCTTTAAGGCAGAGCGACAGCCTTCAACCCAGAGTAGACTATGGCGATTTCGCCTCCCGACCGGACGCAGACGTTCTGGGCCGCGCAGACTACCATCACGATTTCAGGCGTCACCTACGCCGCGATAGCTGACATCACCGTGAAGTGGGGCTACAAGATACACGAGGAAGTCGTGACCGGCACCAACAACCCATACTTGGGAACGGGGGTCTTCCACGGCGAGGTCACGCTAGACGGCATAGGCTCCCCTGACAACCGCTGGGAGAACCTGATAGCCATCACCTCAGGCGTCGTCTCGACCTACGGCTTCACATGGAGGGAGTCCGATACTACTGCGACGCTGTCGGGAGCTAGGACGTGGACGGCCTCGGGCAAGTTCACGGACTTCGAGCACAAGTTCACGAAGGACGGAGCCGTGATGTTCAAGACGAAAGGCATACTGGGACTGGCACCAACTGTAAGCCAGAGCTAGGGGCAATCGATGTCCATCGTCATCACGGTGGATACCAGCCAGTTCGACGCCATGCAGGAGTCAGTCCAATCGGCAATCTCGAACCTAGGCGAAGGGCTGAAAGAGGCCGTGGACGCGATAGTGATGCCCGACTTGCTGATGCTGTCGCAGACCCTCTACAACGTCATCACCGGGGAGTATTCTACTGGCTGGTATGATGTCCAGATTGACGACATGTCGGTGATGGTCGATTGCCTAGCCCCATACGCGCAGATATTAGAGACGGGCTCGGTTCGCATGGAGGGGAGAGCGGTTCTTGAGCAGGCTACCGAGGACACGGTCAACGACCTAGCAGGATACGTGCAATCATGGATAATGTCGCAAGTGGGAATAAGCTGAGTTTCGATGACCTGCGGGCGCTCCTGACGAAAGAACGGCTCGCTTCTCAAGAGATACTGTCGCACATCGAGGACCCCAACTTCGAACGTCCCGTTGTCTACCTCGCGGAGAAGGCGACCTACAAGTTTCACCGCTTGAGGCATGGCGAGCTTACGCTCCTGACTAGACTGCCGTTCTTCTTCAAGCTCCTGCACACCAAGGACGGCAAGCCCGACCCGCTGCCGCTGGACTCTGCCGAGGAGTCGGCGTTCAGGAGGATGAAAGAGGCCCTGCTCGTCAGGACTAGCTTGGAGCCCGACAGGTGGAAGTCCTTCGCGGTGGAGCACCCAGAGCACATCGACCCAGCGTTCTACTTCGTGATGTCAACCAGCAACATGACCCTGGAGTTGGGCAAGAAGCTGAACGACTACTTCGCAACGGATGAGGGACACGGCTACGGCCAGCTCTGGTTCGGGCTGATGCACATGACGCCTTCGCAGGTGGCCGCGCTCCCCGAGTCGGACTATCAGGCGGTGCTGGCGTGGTGGAACAGGGCTAACGAGAGGCTGAAGCGATAGATGTCCGAAATCCCAGTCACCTACACCGGCGACGCCAGTAGCCTACAGTCGGCTTCGCAACAAGCCTCTGACGCAGTATCGTCCGCGACGGGCGACATCAACAGCTCGGTAGGAGCGTCCACTTCGGCGATGGCTGGGATGGGAGGCGGGGCGATGAGGATGGGGGTGACAGGCATGGCGGCGTTTATGATGATTGACGCCGCCAGTGAAAGGCTGCAGTCCACCCAGATGCAGCAGACGATGGCGCAGGAGCGGCTGACGGAGGCGGTTCAGAAGTATGGTGCTGGTTCCGTCCAAGCCGTCCTCGCACAGCAACAGCTACAGGTCGCCACGGACAACGTGGGCAGGGCTACCGACCAATACTACATGAGACTGGCGATGGCCGCGGCGACTACGATTCCGCAGGTCCTGAGCATGATGACCAAGCTGGGGACGACGACCGAGGCGGCGAGCGTCCAATACCTCAACCTCGGGGCGGATACGCAGGCCCTCACGGCGGCGCAGGTCCAAGAGTCGGCGTCGATGGACGGCGTGATACTGTCCGACGAGGAGGCCACCGCAGTCTCAGCCGAACTCAGCGCGAGCTACGTCACCCAGACGGCCACGACCAACGCCCTCACATCGTCCCGCTTGGCCCTCATGGCGGCGTCAGGGATTGGTCTGATAGCGGCCCTCGGGATAGCGGCGGCAATATCGAGCGGGGCGTTGAACCCCAGCGGCGGGGCCTCGACGGGGACGAACATCAACGTCTACGGCGACGTGAACGTGCCCGGTGCGGCCTCGCCAGCCGCCTTCGCAAGCTCGCTGGGTTCCTACAGGGGTTAGCCAGATGAGCACAATCACCTTCAACCCGATAATTTCTGGAATTTCGGTCAGCGGGAGCATGGACACCGACCACCAGATAATGCGGCTCAACATGGGCAACTCAGACACCGTGGGGTCGCTCCAGTTCTCGCTCGCCAACCCCACGGGCCAGTTCTCCCAGCTCACGGTCTCGGGGAACGCCGTCATGCAGTTGGACGCCATGCTGGGAAACAGCGTGGTGGAGACCGCCTTCCGAGGCACCATCGAGCGGACGGAGAACGAAGTGACCTACGACCGCGGCTCAGTCACCAAGGTCTTCGCCTACGATTTCGGCCAAGAACTGCTGGGGCTACTGAGCCCAGACGCTAGGATTCCCTCCGCCCTGCAGGTGGCGCCGCTGTCGGGCCAGACATCGGGGTTCGGGGTGGTGTCGGTGCTGAGGCAGTCGGGCGACCAGGGCATGGCGACATCCACGGGGCAGGACTTGGTGCTGTTCGTGAGCGGGGCGAACCTGTCCAGCGGGGTGACGGTAGCCAGCTTCATGTCGCAGTTCTACGGCACGGCGTCAGACCACACGGGCGCGGCCTCGGGCCAACTGTTCAGCTTCAAGCCATACTTCAGCGGCATGGTGGTGTCAGGGTTCAACGCGGCTTACAGGACTTGGTATTACCCGGACAGCGGGGCGCTAGGCGGAGACCTCAACAACAACTACTGGATGCCCCTGAACGCCATCAAGGTCAAGCGGCAATACGCCGGCGACGTGCTCAAGAAGATGACGCGCATGGCCGTCCCCATAGATGTCGCCGGCAACAAGGTCCAGTTCGAGTCCTATGTGGGAGTCTCAGGGGATATTCACATCTTCACTTCGGGCTCCAACGAATTTTTCGCGTCGGGGGTGGTATTCCAGTTCTATCCTGCAGGGACCAGCGGAGCGCCTCTCAACAACATAGTCACGGCCAACATACCGCTGGACACCACGATGCTGAAGAACATAATCGTGGGGCAGTTCCCGGTCTGGACGCAATACCCGCTGGACGGCGACTCGTTCACCGACATCCCAGCTTTGTCGGGCGGATACTGGGTGACGACATACTCGGGCTATCTGTCTCCTGGTCCGCTCTCGGGGAGCAAGGTCCAAGGGTTCCTCTCGTCGGCACTCAGCGGCTTCACTCCTGGCACCAACGCAGGACTCATCTCCATCATGGCGACTGGCTACAGCGGAGCCACGGGTGTCACCAACAACTCGTTCGCCCTGCAGTTCAACTGCTGGCAGAACCTGCCTCTCAACAAGTTCAACGTGGTCTACTCTGGCGGGGTGGGATACGGCGTCGCCCTCGGTTTCCTCTTCTATCAGGTCTTCAACAACGCCCCCGGCTCGTCGGAGTTCTATGTCTACCTCTACGACACCAGCGGGCGCAACATCTACACCAGCACACCGATAAGCACCACGGGACAGTCAGGGTGGGCTCCTCAGTCGCTCGTCATCTTCGGCTCGGGGGGCATCCTCAACTCAAGCGTCTGGAGTGTTGGGCTCTCCGGCCTGCCGAACATGAACGCCATAGATGTCGTCCAGTTCATCCTGCAGGTCTCCCAGGCGGGAGCGCCCTACAACTGGAGCGCGGCGGTGGACCAGATGGCGTTCTCGTTCTCCTACCCGTTCAGCCCCATCGAGATATACAACAGCGGCTCGATAGCCGAATACGGAGCCCGCTACGAGACCTTCGAGTATCCCTACATGACCACGGACCTTGACGCCTCGGGAATCATAACGAGCGAGCTGCTGGCGAGGCAGGCGCCGAAACAGGTGGCGAAGCTGGTGGTGAGGGACAACCCCGCGCAGTCTTTCAGCTATCAACTAGGGGTCAAGCCGGGGCAGATATTCGTCATCGACGCGCCGACGCTCAACACGGGCTCGGGACAGACCTTCTACTACTGGAGAGCCACCTCGGTGGAGCACGACTACGACACCCACACGGGCTTCGAGACTACAATTCAGGCTTACCCGTGGTTCTCGGGCACCTCGGCATTGACGGCTTATAGCGGGGCCAACATCATCGACTACCAGTTGCCCGTGATTGACTCTCCTGCGGTGTCGAGGCGCTCTGACTACCTCCCGACTGGCTACGTTGGATATACCCCTTAGTGAGATAAAATGCCACTCCAATCATTCGGAAACTTCACATTCACCAGCGGGGTCAACCTCACCAAGATAGGCGGACTCATCTGTAAGCGATGTGGAAAAGAAACTGAACGGCATAGCAATCATCAGTTGCATTGTCCAGACTGCAAGAAGGCTATCGCCTGTGAGAGAACCAGACTATGGCGACTCGCTCATCTCGAACAAGCAAAAGAGCAAGTCAAGAAATGGACAAGAGAGCATCCAGAGCGAATACAAGAGATGCATCGCAAGTCGCGCCTAGCACACCCAGAACCACAGTGGCTGAAGGCAAGACGCTATCGTGCATGGGCAAAGGCGCATCCCAACACAATCAGATACTATGAAAGCAAACGCAAGGCCAAGCGACGCGGTATGCCGATACGATTCACTCTCAATTCGTGGTTTCCCAATTCGCATCTCCACCACCTAGAGACGAACATCGGCATCTACATCCCGAACACTCTACATGATTCGGTTCGTCACAACCTTCGGACTGGCAAAGGCATGGTTCAAATCAACGAAGCCGCCGCAGGATGGTTGGGGAGTCGATAGATGCCACTTCAAGCGTTTGGGCCGTTCACATTCAGCTCTGGAGTCAACTTGACTAAGATTGATGGTGGCCGCCGCGACATGTATGTCATCGAGCACGCGATTCCGGCGAAGGAAGGCGGCATCGTCGAGTATCTCGGCTCGAAGCAGACTACCTACCAACTGAAGGGCATCTTGGCGGCTGATGCTACTGGATTCGCTGGTGCTGTCCTCTCGGGGACGGCCTACTACGGGGTAAATGCTGATGATGCCCAGTCCTACCTGAAGGCCATCCGAGGTAGCGGGGCGCAACTGCTGGTATTGGAGTCCACGTGGAGCAACCTGTCGGGTTATCCTGTCCTCTACGAGAACGGGTTCTTCCAAATAGAGAAGGAGACCTTCGGCTTCGAGGGCGGCCACGGCTACCCATACTACCCGTTCACCCTAGACCTGAGCGGCGCGACCCCGGCGACCTACGGCAACTCGTCGGGCACCCAGACGTTCCCATACAACTCTGGGGTCTACTTCAGCGGATGGGCCTACTACTGGCGCCTGTCGGGGACGCAGAAGGGAGAGCGC